TGTCGTAAAACAATCCAAATTAACTCAGTAAATGAATCTGCTGTATAACTACCAGAGTCCTTTACTACTAACTTAAATTTTGTTTCCATTTCACCTTCTTCAATTAACCAATTTTGTTTCATAATAAAAGAAAGGGGTGAGGACACCAAAGGATTAACCAGCACCCCTTTCAGTTTTATTTCCATAATATAAAAATCACTTACTATATTATAACATACTTTTTTGAATTGTCAAGTGGTTACTTGGAATAAATTCCCCAAAGGACCCAAATTGCGGCTAGGCCGACAAGTCCTTCACTACCCAAAGTTTTGACTAAACCTGTAACCGAACCAACGACATCAAGGCCGATGAAAGGAACAGCTGCTCCGAAAAGTATTTGCAGTACTACACCAAGTGCTATTAGTGCAAGACCTGCTTCTGTTAGGCTTTTAATCCAGCCTGTTGCTTTTTCTAACATTTTTACTCCGTTAAAATTAATGTGACATTGGTAAGTAAAAATTACGTACCAGTTGAACCAAATCCACCATCTCTATCTGTTTTTTGAGATGGGGCTTCATCAGACTCATCCAATGTATATTTTTCACATCGAACCAGTTCTCCTTGGCATATTCTGTCTCCATTATAAATTCTCACGGGTACGTTACTGATGTTCGTAACCATTGCAAAAATGGGATCGACATAATCGCTGTCAATAATCCCCTCACAATTTGCGAGATAAACTCCCTGTTTAAATGCCAGACCTGATCTTGAATGTAATCGAATTGAAAATCCTTTTGGAATATCTGCGATAAGTCCAGTAGGAATCAACATTCTTTCCATATTATTGATCTGTATAAATGTATTACTACTATTTATATCAAAAGCAACTCGCCTAGGTACTGATTTAGTAGAGATTGCTTGATAATATTGTATTTCTTCACTTTCAAGTAAATTTGCATGTAAATCAAAACACGCGGATTCTCTTGTAGCAAATGTTGGTAGTTGTACTTTATCGTTTAATTTGAAGAATTTTAATTTTTCTTCATTCATTGGTGATTTTGATAATGTAGTATTTACATTATCATTCTTCTTTTCCACTATCTTTTTCGCTTTACTCATAATTTACTTTTTTATTTCCTATATTATATTTCGCGGTTAACACCCATTCCTCTTTTTCTTTATATGCTAGAATTTTTAGTTGATTCAAAGGAACAACTAATGTGGATGTTTGTTCAGAATTTACTAATTGTATAAGGTTCCATTCAACTAATAGATTTGCTATTGTGTTTCTTCTCGCTTGATCATTTTCTGAAAAATTGGTAGGTTTGCCATCTAATATGAACAATTCTTTAAAATGAACGATATAATAACGTCCTTGTTTATGTAATATATGACAAGACTGAAACAATGTCTTGTCTTTTCTTGAAGCAACTCCAATTCTTGTAAGGGTTTCTCTAATCTTTAAAAAGTCATCTGGTTCTGCTAGAGTACATTCTACCATCTCATCGATGTTTGCCATTATTTTTCTCCATTCCACCTTTTGCAAGTTTACTTTTAATCTCTTCGATGTTCTCTTTGGTGAGAACTTCTAAGGCATCTTTTGCTTTTTCATTACCGAAACCAAAATACTCTTTGACTAGTTCTAGATTATCAATTTTGTCTGGTTTCAACCATTTAGACCAACGTTTTCTTGGTCTAATGTTATTTAGTAAATAGTCGAATTGGAGTTTATTGTCAAGAAAATGTAACCTATTCATTTCATTGACTTGAATGACAGTATCCTGAAAAAAGCTTAATCCACGATTAATCAGAAAAGGAATATAGTCCTTTTCAGCCAGAGGATCGCCATTTTTCATGACATCTTTATGTTCATTAATAGATTTTATAAATTCAAATGGTCCCATAAACCTTGTGTTACTTTCATATCAAAAATCATGTGATATCTAGATATATCACCTTTATTATATACGGAATGAGGTTTTCTTTTATCCATATACCAATATTCACCCTGTTTCATAAAATATTTATGAGTCTTTCCCTGAAGGTCTTGTAATTGAAAATATGTTTTATTATTTGATTTCATACAATAATGTATTCTTGCCGTTTTTCCTATCTGTATTCCGGCATTCATTTTATCAATTCCTTTATCGCTATGTCTTTTTATATTGCCTCCGTTTGGAGAAACTTTGGCAACGGCTAGCCATAAACAGTCATCAAACGTGGTCACTTGATTGATAATATTTTCAATAATTGGAAATCGTTTAGTATATTCTTCATTTAATTCACCTTTAAGACCTTGTTTTTCTTTTTTCTTACCCTTACCATAAGTAACTATTAATGGAATAATTTCTATAGAAGTCCAACTTTTATCTTTTCCTCCGTATGATTTTTGATGGTCAGCTATTCCCCATTTATTACCTACAAATTCATCTAATTCTTCTGTGAAATCATCTAATCCTTCAATATATGGATAATTTAATTTACAACATGGAATGTTTTCATGTTTTGCTAATCCTATTTGTTTTTGTTCTCCAGAATAATATACTCCTCTGACTTCAGCCGCTACTGCATCAATCTTTGAAGATAACCATATTGCTCCAAGTTTTTCGGCAACATCTTTATCTGGTTTATGTTCCATATTGATATGAGTAAGCCATACATCACGATTACCAAATGCTGATTTTCTCATTTCTAAAATATGATTTACTATATGATCACGATAACCTTCTTTATAAAAGAATCTCTTAATACAAATATCACCTGTTTTTATTTGTCCGATTGTTTGACCAGAAAAATCTCTTACTTCTCTACCGGTTTTAGATTCTACTCCTATTATACCATAGTTTCTATCATTGTCAATATACAAACTGCCATTGAGGAATTTTTCTTGAATCATTCCCCAATGGATTTTTGCAAATGGATTAATCTGGACTTCTCCATCATAATCTCTGAAAAGTTGTGCTATATTTTTTGACTCTTCTTTGTCCATACAAATATGTATGCTATGCGGCAATGCCTAATGTTTCATCAATCTTATTTACAATAATTGGTGAAACATTTGTATCTTCATAACTTAAAGATTTATCTAATCGTTTGAATTTTGGAATCTTTAATTCCACAAGACGATCCCATTTATCTACTTTGTTACCATCAGAATCCATATTAATTTGAGGCATTGCACCCATAACTTTTAAGACTTCTACGTTTTTGCCATATACTTCTGCATATTCTGAACGTAAGGTACAATATTCTTCAACACCATTTAAACGTTTTGATATCATAGGTACTCTTGCACTTGGATTTCCAAAGTGTAATATGACATAAGACTTAAAGCCGGTTTGGGCATACTTTCTAATAGCCTGACCATAAGTACGGCTCAGACCATTTATTGAAGAAGAATATCCCCACATTTCACGTTTTTCATCCCATTTACCTCCAGAAACATATTTTGGTATATTGGAATCTAATGTATTGTCAACCCAAAGATCAATTTTAGTATCGTTCCAAAATGCATATTTAAATGGAGTACCTTTATCCGCCATAACTTGTTCTGCTATCTTGGATTTTGATTGACCTTTTCGATTGGGAAGATATTTGTCTATTCTGGCTTTAATAGCTTCTTCTGTATTTGGGAGCGATTTCCTCGCAATTTGTTGTTTAATGACATGAATAATGTTTGCATGTTTATTATACATCTTTGGAAGATATTCATTCTCACTTAAAGTGACTCCATCCCAATCATCTTGAGTTAAGTCTGAACCATGTTTTAAATAAGAGGGGCTACCTTTCCTATATTGAATAATATGAAAAAACCAACCATCGGCTCCCATTCCTTTAATGGTGAGTGAACGGCCAAATCCATATCTCAAGCGATACCTGTAGTTCAAGTGATCATTACCTGAATTTTGAGGATGTTGAAGTGCGGGAAGTGGTTCAGTCAAAATTACTCCCTGACTAAATGATTCCGTTAAATCTAGAATATGTTGATTATCGGCACCAGCTTTTTGATCTGTTCCATCTACCATTCTCGCAGTATTACCTTGAGCATCATCAATAAAGATGTCGTCAAACTTCAACTTTACCGTAGCTTCAACGATAATATCTGGATTTATGTGGGAATAATCGGGTGTTTGTGGGTGGACATCTTTTGCGTCAAGCGTTGCCCATGCTTCTTTTACTGTTAACATAACAGTCTCCTATATTTAAATTATCGTAATGACACCGAAATTGCACATTGCAAATTTCTATTTTAATATCATGTACGTTACTATATAGTGATTTTCAATCTTTAATCACTATAGGTCCATTATATCACATAATGTGGAAATGTCAAGTATTTTTGGGGAACAAAATTAGCTTTACTAATCTTTGTCCTCCGTCTCCTGATCTATTATAATTATAGTATAGATCAGTAAATTTGATTGTGATAAGTTCTTATTACGTGACTCATCTGATCTATTAAAATTATAATATAGATTTGAGAGCGTGCCGCCGGAACGACACTCCGGGCCCTCAAACTTTTATCCAAAAAAACTCTCTAATGGATTTCTTTGTCCATAATGTGACAAATAAGATTCTTTGATTCGTTCTTTATGATTCTTGAGATAGATGGTATGACAACCATCTTGAAAAGTTTTCTTTGGTCTGAATAAAAGTTCATCTGGAAGTTTGCCCGCAAAGGCTTTTCTCAACATTGGTTTCCACATCGGCCCATCTTCTTTATATTTTGGTGGTATTCTCAGACAAAACTCGACTAAATCTTTGTGAAGAAATGGAGTTCTTAACTCAACAGTTCCTCCATACATCATTGCTTTATTAGTACGTATTAAATTATTCTTGTGAAGATTTATTACTAACTTATATCGTTCTTTAATGTAATCTTTGTCCTTATAGTTCCACGCAAATACATGACCATAAGATGCAAACAATTCATCACTTCCTTCTCCGCCAAAAACTACTTTAAATCCTTCATCATGAATTCTTTTAGCAAGCGCTAATTGGGC